AGTATATAAAGTTTTTGTGTGTTATTCTACACCAGCCTCGGGCTAAATTACAAAAACAGCAATATCAGCAATTGCTAGGTTTGAACAAACGTGGTAGTTCAGACAAATCAATCATGGAGTTTTTCGCCAAGGTGAGAGATTGCATCAAAGGGATGTGTGTTTACCTTGGGGTAGGTTTCCTCATCATCACGAATGATCACGTGATGAACGTAGTCACGGCCATCGTAAGGGCCGTCCTGGCCCTTTTCCGTCTGGCTTTGGGCCCGGTCGTGACGTGGCTCATCACGGAACAAAAAGAGGCCCAATTCGATTATTTCTTGCTCCACCGTCGGAATGAAACTTCGGTTCATTGGAGACATCGGGAGTACATGGAAATCGGATTTATATCGGGCTGTTGGTATATGGCAAAAGCCATATTTCTACTGCATGCGATACCATTCGCGCTCTTTTTGCTTTGGACCTACACCAATGATAAAGTCAGGAATAGTTTGAAGAATTTTTGGAAACAACAGAGTTCAAAAATTAAGCTGGCTAATCTTGACGTGCAATCAGCTCCCGTGGCGAATATACTCCTGGAATCAGCCATCCCCGGATCTACAGAACTGGCTTTGCCAATGCACAGGTCTCAAGTGGTCATTTTTCGTTATGAAACAGATGACCAAGGGAAAAATTTAATGTGCTTGCTAGGCAACGGAATCAGGTTCTCATCCAACCGGCTCGTGTTTCCCGCCCATTTGGGTTGCGACACTTATGATGTAGTTTATCTGCAGTCGAGAAAAGGAGGAGAACCTTTCCCTCTGAAGCTAGGATTGAAAGGGGAGTACCAAGCCACGACTTTCACTAATGATTTACAGTTCGTGGACTTACCGGCAACGGTTTGGGCAGGTCTTGGAGTTAAAGTAGCTACAATTGGCGTAGTCTCAGCGTTAGGAGATAATGTCACTGTTGTAGGCTCCAAGGGCAAAGGAACCACAGGAGTCCTGTCCAATGGTTACAGAATGGGCGATGTCATGTACGACGCCACCACCGTCTATGGATATAGCGGAGCACCTTATCACTCCGGACCAATGATTTTGGGCATTCACACCCACGGTGGAAAGAGGAATGGAGGCGTGGCCGCAACCTATGTTAGGGCGCGCCTTGCTATCTATGAAGCGTTGGAAAATGACACCGTTGAGGAGAGTTCAGAAGATTTCATGCGAAATGTGTTTTCTGGAAGCCGCAGGGACCCTAGATCTGAAGATTTTGGCGACTTTCTGATCATAGAGTACGAAGGCAATCACCACACTGTTTCCAGGAAACTGTATGAGAGAATCAAGGCGCAAAAGTATCATCCGTCGCACTTAAAGCACAGAACAGGTTTCAGTTCTGACGAGTCTGAATATGATTCATAGCCAGACGTAGAAGGACCCCGGCAACTCGAGTGCGCCCTCAACGGAGTCGTGGAAAATATCCCCGTGCTGACGATCCCTGGTTACAACGACGAATCTTGCAGCGCCAACGCGAGAGAGTCCAGTTCCAAATCAGCCAGCACTCCCCAGACAAATGCGAAACAAAAGAGAACTGGTCACAAAAAGTCGGGGGACTCCAAGAGGGCGGCCGAGCGCCCGAAAACTTCTCGGAAATCGGAGAAGAAGACGGCCCAGTCGGTTGGAAGCGAGTCGCGAAAATCCAATCCCTCCCCCCCCAAGCAGGTGAAAATGGATATCACGACGAGGTTCTTAGAGCTTACGCCAGTGCATCGCTCTCGCTTACTGACGTCTCTGGCTCAGTCATTGACCAAGCCTTAAACAGTTATGTCCCAGCGCAAACAACTGTGGAGGCGGCTATGAAATCTTTTGCCGTCCAGAGCCACACCGCCCAATCGGTGCGTGAACGGACTTTGAACCCAACGGACGAAGAACTTGAACACATCCTATACCACGCAGAACAGGCTTTAGCTCCTGCCAGGTGGAAGCTTTCCAAAAACTGGAACACAAAGGCTGCTTTCGAAGAAGTCATTAGACATCTCGATGGCACGTCAAGTCCCGGTTACCCATTACTCCGGGAAGCTCCCACAATCAGGGATTGGCTCTATATAAAAGGAACACTTTCACTTGATCAATCAAAGGTCGATAGACTTTGGGATCTGGTTCAGAAAGTTTTCAAGGGAGAGTATATCCATTACTGGCGGGTGTTTATTAAAGACGAACCCCATAAACGCCGTAAGGCTCTGGAGGGTCGTTGGAGGCTTATCACTGCCGGCTCTTTACCAGTCACCGTCGCTTGGATGATGACCTTTAAGAGCTTGAACGACAACCTTTCTTACTTGGACGAAGCCTTACCAGTACAACAAGGTTACGTATCATGTGCAGGAGGTTGGAAGAGATTCAAAAGGCGGATTGAGCAGGAAGGTTTAACCTACTCAGTCGATAAGCAGGCCTGGGATTGGGGAGCCCCAGGATGGGCGTTTGATGCCGATCTGGAACTCCGCACAAGATTGTGCTCCAATCCAACCACAGAATGGCACCGGGTGGCAACGCTTCTCTATGCTGATGCTTTTAGAGATGCAAAATTGTTGCTACCAAGCGGACATGTTTACCAACAACAATTTCATGGGTTCATGAAGTCTGGTTGTTACAACACAATCTCCACCAACAGCAATTGTCAAATATTGCTCCATTATCTAGCGGAATACCGCTGTGCTGCCCTTCAGGGAATTCCCACGCAGCACACTCCGATATTGGCTTGTGGAGATGATACCTTGCAGGCTTATTATACGCCTTTGTATGGTAAATTGTTGGAACAAGCTGGTTGCAACGTCAAGGAAGCGACCAACTCCACCGACTTCATGG